CCTGAATGTCGTCTCGCACATGCTTGGGCCAATCAGTGAATGTGCATTTAGACGCTTTGATGATCTTATGTCCAGCCTTCAGGCAATGGCGGACATAAGCGCGGAATTGGGCAGGATGTTTATCAGCCATTACTGCTAATGATCCGGCGAACATTAGCGGTGGATTAAATTGGCTACCTGCAACCATGCCTGTGTCATTAAACATAGTGACATTAAGAGCAGTTGTTACGCTCTTATAACATGGTCGGTATAAATTTACGTCTGAAGTTAATCTTCCGCGAAAATCATAGACGTTGTTGATGATGGTGTTGTTAAGGTCTTGAAACCAGATGCCATTGTCTGTGTCCTTAAAGAACGCAATGACTGGCACACGAACGCCACCACCGGGAATGAGGAAAGCAAAAGATGTTGGTCGTTTTGCCGGAGCTGTTACTGCTGTATTGCTCAAGTATAAAGGTTGGTCCATGAGTTTCATTCCCTTGTACTCAACGACAACCTGTGATCTAGTATCTTCGGTTGGGAGACCGTCAAAACCATTGACCGCTGATGGTGGATGTAAGCACTTGGACATAAACGCTTGTTTAGCGTTTACGGTGCGTGGTACTTCCACTTCAGGAGCGACAAGGTTGCTGAAGTTCTCTTTCATCTCGATATTGTTAACATCTGACATTTTAAATGTTTGAAATTAAGTGGTTAAAAGCGTTTTTCGGTTTAACCGTATAAGATACTAGAATCTTTATTAAGGATGGGGACGTGTTTTATATGGTGTGTTGGAAACGTTCAAGAAACAGCAGATCAACCGGGATGCCCAAAACGTCGGTATCCGATTTGACGAGTTGTTTTAAATAAAAGTAGATGTCCGTCAGTTCGTGGTGATTGACAGGTACTCCTTGATTGATATAAAATTTTTCCAAAAACATCATTGAGATTTCAAGATTTTCTTCATTTATCACAGATAGTGCATCTGCTGTAGACAATTTGATTTGTTCCCAATCGTCTTTCTTTTGATACATTTTTGATAATATACGACTTACGCGTCTCATCAAATCTGGTATGAAGCCCCAAGGTGATATGATATTGGCGATGTACTCTGCAATGTCTGGAGTAGCTGTCTTCATTTTGAATGTCGCCATGCGCCAAATTGGCACACCGTGATCAGTTCGTTCGATCACGCTGCGACATAGAACAAATGAATCATCGCCTTTAAAAGATGCGCAAATAACGCCACTAAATTTAAAACAAAGACCCAAAGCTGCCATATTATACAAAGTATTGGCGCCGAGAGTGTGTATCATGCCTGAATGCATTTG